CCTTGCTCATGTACTTTCTGAGCCGAAATTTGATTGTTGCATGACGATGTTTTTATGCAATGTGGCCCGCCAAGACCACATTGCATGGTTGAGACTAGTTGCCCCGACGCCTTCCAGAACCGATCTTTCAGTTCATCCCAACCGGGAAGTGTCGTTTCTGTCACATAGTGACAGTAGGGTTCACACAAGAGAAGTTGTTTGAAAAAAGAACGATGTTTTTCAAACACCTGTTTCCCATAGAAAAAGTATTCTGAATTGGCTGATTGGACAACAGCCACTGTCTGAGCATACTTATCAATGGTACCAGAAGGAATCCAAGTCGTTAGACTCTTGTGTATGGATTCTTCTTCAAGAGGCGCCATATAGGCGCCCACCTCCTCATCAAATCTCCATGTTCGCTTGAGAAATGAACATTTAGAAATGCTGATGTAAGGTACAGATTCTGCATTCTTGTCAGCCATGGTGTATTCAACACCAATGTGGTGTAATGCAGATTGGATGCTGGTGTGATTAAACCAAGGTACTTCCGAAGAAATACCCATAATGTTATCATCACCATATGTGAAAAGACGCACATGTTGTTTGAATGACAAGTTCATTTCACCCGCATCACCTCCCAGTTGTACATATGCATAACGCATATATAGACTATTGACAAGGGAGTTGATAATCACAGTCAAGGGATGTCCAGAAGGATTGGTTCCATAAAATTCGACCAAGTCTCCATTCATGTTGACAATAGGAAACGCTGTGTCACATGCGATACCCCTCAGGATTTGTAATTCTTCGGAAGAGAAACCAGCGCGCTCATGCAAACCAACGATTATATCGAAAGCTGCAAGAATGAAATCACTGATCATCCGTTTGTCAAACTTGGCATAATCACCAGCAACCATGCGATCAACCCCAAACTCACTCAAATAGTGATAGACATCGGTCCATTCAGTTGATTGAACAACCAAGCCAGGACCCGCTTCAAAAACAAATTTGTTTTTCTGCAACAAACGCACAAAACTCAACAAATATTTCCTGACCACAAGGCTAAAAGGTATACTAGAACCGGTGAACACACGTGTCTTTTTCGCTTCACATTTGGCGAAAGGAGTGGGTTCGTCCTTCAAATGTCCAGTATACACTGGCATCGCCCTTTGTCCAGCAGAATACAAGGCTTCAATCTTGTCAACCTCGTTCCAAACTTCAGGAACGAAATCAACGCCTTCCGGATAAAGCTGACAGGAATCTGGGATGAGAAATTTCCTCTTCGTTGTGTTCCAAGGGTGACCCATTGAGGAATTACAGTTAATTCGATCAATGAACTTCACACCTGGTAATCCATTCACTGTCGCTTTCCGTGACAAGAAAACGAGTTCTTTCTCCCATTCACTGGGTAAAGAAGAAAGGATCTCATCCATAAACATTTGTTTGGCTGCAAACAAAACATCCCTATCATAATTCACAGTCGGATGCACCATTTCCACCACATTCTTTCTCCATGGTTCCCAACCATCCATGGCTGGTTTGTCATGTTTGACAGTTGTGTCAAAATGTTCAAGAATCACCTTGCAAATGGGTGTACGAACAACTCGACTTTTTGGTTTGGGCCTAAAACCAGGGAAGCTTCCATATATGCGAGCTGTTCCTTCCGGTAAAAACCGGAATAGGCTTTTGTGATGAGGAGCGACAAGTTGCACGTCACTATTAAGAGACAAAACAGGTTGCCCACCACCATCAACATGTTTAATGGTGGTTGCTAAAGCAACAAGTTTTTCGAGTCTTTCTTTAGTAACATGCGGAAATCCACACATATTGTTGTGCCCAACAGTGTGAATCCCCAAAATGACAGGCCCTTTGGGTGTTATTGCAACACCCAATGAACCACAATCACCTGGTTGTGTTGGTTCTTCGCCTTTACCTACATACATTGGCACTTTGATGTGAAGTGCTTCTATAGGAAATTCTGAGGCAAAATTGACTCCAAACACATTTTGAAAACCGACAGTTCCTGAATTGTCACGTTTAATACTCAAAATTCTCGTGACAGGAATTTGAGATACGTTCCAAAACTTGGTCAAATCTTTGTGGGGAGGCATTGACATAACTTGGAAACACGCCAGATCCCTATCCTCCCCAAATTTTATGTCGGTTCTCTTGAGCTCCAATGCATGGTTGGAACTCAAGCCTTGTTTGGTCATATTTTGGATATCTATCCTATATTTGGTACCATGCTTGAACACATGACCATTGACCAACAAGGTTTGTCCACGCACAAAGACACCACCGGTCCTGCATGAATAATCGTGATCCAATGCTCGAACATGTAACCTAATACAATTCTGAGCAAAGAGATCACGAACAGTTCCTTCATGTACGGTGGCGTTACTCAATGACGCAGCGGGAACATCAAACGTGCTTAGTTCCATAACAGGATCATACCACACATTTGATGTGCTCTCTGTATGAAGATCTTGTTCAGTAGTACTGAACTTGTTCCCTTGTGGGACCATGTGGGTGAACTTCTTTGAAGGACGTGAGTACATGTACAACACAATCCCCATGGCAGAGAGACTGAGTAGAGCATACTTATACTCCACTGAAACAGGTGCCCCATTCATCAATGCGTACACCTGAATTTGTATCTTTGTGCTAAGCATATTGCTGAGACGAGCGATGCATTTTCGTGCAAATCGGACTCTCGCAACAAGCTTCACATAAGATACGATCCAAGACCATGAGAGCATCCAAACGAAATACGAACAAGCAGCTTCGAAACAGAAACGCTTGAAAATATTCAGGTAGGATATCTCATCTACTTGGAGGCAGACACACTTGTCTGAAGTCTTAAAACACAATGGACACACACTGATGTTTCGCATTCCGGCGTCACAATTGTGTGAGCGATCTTGTGTTTTGAGATGCTCCATCGAAGCACGTCCATAATGTTCCAAAAATTCCAACACATTGTCAAACTTCTCCACATCTACCAATTTTGCACGATCCCGACCATTGGATTCAATTGGCACGATCTTTTGAACAGTGATTGTCCAAAAGTCTGGATATGAACCAGAAAAATCGGGTATGGCTTCTGTGTTGAGAAATTTTTTGTTGTTGTGCAGATATTCTGTCTTTGGAGTCACATGAACCACATAAGGTAATCGCCGTCGCACAGCAAGTGGACAGTAAAAATACTCATGAGCATTCAAGTCTTTTGCATTTGATGTGGCAACAACCAGTTTTGCCAAAACTGGGGTCTTGCCTTTGTCCTCCAAAGCTGCTTGTGGTGGAACATAAGGAACATTATTCACCACATTGAGCATTTCTTTCAAAGTTGGATCGACTTCAGAAGATTTTGATGGAAGAAGAAACGCGATGTCATCCATTTGAATGCACCATTTGCTGGAATCAAAATTGCTCCAATACTCATCAGCGGGATTCCGAACATAACGGAAATGATCGTCTTTTTCCAATCCATGCAAACTACCATAATAGTAGTATAGCATTTTGGTGAAAGTGGATTTACCAACACTTGAAGCACCGTGTACAAGAACGCCAAAAGGAGCTTCCCGCTCCTTTTGTGACGCACGTCTTGTAATCTCCACATTTTTCAATAAATGGAGATTCTGCAACTTACGGCCCAGCGCAGTGCTTTCCACCCCAATGTGTGTCTTGGAGTGCTTGCGAATAGCTTCACCTCTCTCAATCATGTCGTTCAAGTCCGCGACAAAAGAGAAGTAGGATGTTCCGTGTGCCTCTAAATTGGAGGTAAACGGAGCCAACTCGAGAATCTTGTCTGCTTCATCGGACCACGCACTATAGGTGGAATCGGTGTGGATGAAGGCCGTTGGATCTCCCGTTTTCCTGAAATCTATGAGCTTTTCGCATATGTAAAGTGTGGAGTCTACAATGCAGACCAGCAATGATGTTGGACTTTTGTAAGACTTACCACTTCTCCTAGCTAAGTGATGGAATTCCTTGTCAGAGATCTCCATACCAAACTTGGATAAGAATCCTTGTACGAGCAAGTATGTGTAGAGTTCATACATCTTCCTTACCAAAGGCGATGATAATGCCAAGTGCGTGACATCAAAGATGTTTCGAAAACTCTTGATATACTCTTCAAAATCGTTCTGAAGAATGCTTTCTTTCTGCAGAAGGAAATTTTTGCACTGGTGTGAAATCGTGCGACCCGTGAAAAGCTTGTATGAAAGATGTGCAATTGCAGCAAAATCTTTCTTAGAGTCGCATTTCCTCAACCAGTATATGGTTTGAAAGAAATTTTCAAAAAGTTCAAAAAGCCACAAATCATTTCTGTCAAGAAATGTGGTTCGAGCATTGATCACTCGTGACAACAGTTCATCAAAACTTGTCGAATTTTCATCCGCCTGCAGTTCCCAATGATTTAGGAAACCACTAACATTCCAATTGACGAACTGAGGCCATGCTTGAGGATCCTCTTCGAGCTCAATGCGGGGTGCCAAGCTTATGGTAGCAAAATGGGGCCACACAGTTGAAACTGTGATGAACTCATAATCTGCCATTCCATAAGAACTCAGCGTTCGCTCCATAGAGAGTTGTTGACCTCTATAGAGCAAATGGGGACTCGTAAAATCCCCTCGAATATTCATCCAAGAAAGCAAGACCTTAGTCTTGATCTTTGGGTCAAGTTTGAATATCCGCATGACTGAAAGGGAACCCAACTTCCCACATCCGACACGAAGGCTCAAAAAGCCCTCTTCCTTCTCCTCCTGAAACTCACAATATTCGTGATCGCAGTAGTAGAAGGGCTCATTGTTCACAAAATCATAGTGAAACTCACACATGTTCGATAGCGTTTATAAAATTGATTGTGCTGGAGGTGTGGATGACATATTATTTCTCCCGGTCAGGGGATACCAGTATTATAACGTGTTAGGTTCACGTCCTCTAGACTTTTACTTGAGGAAGTACTGATACAATATCTTAAAGAACATACTCATTATAGGACAAAGACCTAGGGTGCATACCACGCACTGTAGTGTGTGGCTGTCCATGTGATGCTGGTGTGAACAGAATATCATGCAGTGACCATTATCCAAAATGGATACATCAACAAGGTCCAATAATGGTAACACGTAGCATTTTACTTTTCTTTAAGAGATTGCATCAAGGTGGCTGTCAACCATCTGTGATACATAAATGGCAATATAACCTTTTTATTTGACGTTTTACAATTTTTATACGTTTTACATATTATGGAAAAGAAAAGAAACGAAGTGGAGAGTATAAATACTCGAAAACGTTCTACGGCACGATCTAACAAATCGTGTCAAACAACGCTAGCTTTATAATTACGAACGGTAAAGCCCTTTTTACGAAAAACCGTTTATACATCAGAACGCAATAACGTGTAAAGATGAAACGTGATCAAAAAGAAAGATTGGTTAAATGGCTAGCAAATGACATAAGAGTCTTCTAATTTAGCAACCGTCAACTATGAATTCCCAGGTATCAAAAGATAAGAGTCTTCATGTGAAAGAAGATACTTTAAAGAATTCCCAGGTATGACGATGCGTCGCCCTGTGTAAAGCAAAATTCCGGTCGGGGGTGGGATCTTTCCACCACGCTTTTAACGACATAAGAGTCTTCTTCGTCAATATGAATTCCCAGGTATCAAAAGATAAGAGTCTTCATTTGAATGAAGAATTCCCAGGTATGAAGACATTCCTCGTTGCCGGCTAAGTACTTTACAACAGTAAGATAGAAACCATACTATCCTAGGACGTCAAAGACGTCCCTAGAAGATAAATATATATATTTGTGAT